CCGCGATAAGGCGCGCAGTTTTTTGCTGCGCACGGAGATGTAATAGACCGGGACTGCCTGTGGCTGCGTAAGCAGTGCATGATGCTGGCCCGGAACTGTTGCACCCCCGTGGATTACTGGCTGTCAATGACACTGGCCGAGTTGCAGGTCTGGATTGATGCCAACAACGGCCTGTTTGACAAGGACAATGCCAAACAATAACCCATAAAGGAGGCTGCCGTGGCAAGCCGTAAAGAATACGAAATGCTATTCCAGTTGGATGCAAAGCTCGGCAGCAGCTATACATCCACATTTTCCAAAGCAAAGAGCGGCCCCAGCGAACTGCAAAAGGAAATCCGCAGTTTGCAGAGTGTCCAGGCTGACATATCGGCCTACACCAAACAGCAGGCCGCCGTTGAAAAGACACAAGCCAAGCTGGACAATCTGAACAAGCAGTATCAGTTGCTACAGCAGGAAATCAAGGAGACCAGCGGCCCGACCACTTCCCTTGAACGCGAGAGCGCCAAGCTGGAGCAGCGCATTGGTGACACCAGCAATGCGCTGGCGGCCCAAAAGGAAAAGCTGGGCGCGACTGCCAAATCGCTGAATGAGGCAGGCGTCGGCACGGACAATCTGGGCTCAAAAAGCCAAGATCTTGCTGATAAGCTGAACACCCTGCGGGCCAAGGAAGAAGCCGCAGCCGAGAGTGCCGAGGAATACGGCGATAAGGGCACGAGCTCCATCGAAGCCGTATCGCAGGCGTTCGCTGCCGCAAAAGTCTATGAAGGCCTTGAACAGATCAAGGATGCGTACATGGACTGCATCAACTCTGCCGGTGACTTTGAAGCGTCCATGAGCAACGTGGAGGCGTTGAGCGGTGCCAGTGGCGACCAGCTGCAGGCCCTGACCGACAAGGCCAAGGAGATGGGCGCGACCACCAAATTCACTGCCGGTGAATCGGCGGATGCACTGTCCTACATGGCGTTGGCCGGGTGGGATACCCAATCGATGCTGCAAGGCATCAGCCCCGTCATGGAGTTGGCCGCTGCTGCCAACATGGATCTGGCATCAGCCTCAGACATAGTGACCGACTACCTGACCGCATTCGGCCTGACGGCATCCGATACCACGCATTTTGTGGATGTGATGGCCTACGCCATGAGTCACTCCAACACCAATGTGGAGCAGCTGGGCGAAGCCTACAAGGCATGCGCCGCAACTGCGAAATCCATGGGCTACTCTGTGGAGGAAACCACCGCGGTGCTGGCTACGATGGCGAACGCCGGTGTCAAGGGCGGCGAGGCCGGTACGGCTCTGAACGCCATTATGACCCGCCTTGCCACCAACACCAAGGGCTGCGCCGATGAGCTGGAAAAGTACGGCGTAAGTATCTATGATTCGCAGGGCAACATGAACAGCCTGTCGGACATTCTGACAGGTTTGTCTGCCGTGTGGGATAACCTGACTGACCAAGAGCAGGCCAACCTTGCGAAAACCATTGCCGGCACGAACCAGTATTCCAAGCTGCAAACGATTATGGCCGGGTGCAGCGAACAGGCCGCCAAGGGCGGCCAGAGCTTCAGTGACTACGCCTCTGCACTTGAAAACTGCTCCGGCACTGCCGGGAAGATGGCTGGCACGATGCTAGACAATCTGAACGGCAAAATGACGCTGTTTGAATCTGCCGCAGACGGCTTGGAAATTGCTGTTGGTGAGCAGCTGACCCCTGCCATGAGCGACCTATACGAAGTGGGCGCAGATGTACTTTCCGGCATGACCGAGTTTGTCAACGACAATCCCGGCGTGGTCAAGGGCATTACGACTATGGTCGGTATCATCGGAACAGCTACCGCTGGGCTGACGGGGTATGTGGCCGTTGCAGGCGTTGCAAAGGCTGTTACAGCCGCAATAGGTGCAACCGCTGCGGCCTCACTTGGTCCGGTTGCGCTTGCTGTTGCCGGTGTTGCCGCAGTGACCGGTGCTTTCGTGGCTGTTACGAGTGCCGCAGATGCTGCGGTTGAGGCATCCGGTGACTGGCCACCCGCGCTGGACGAGATCACCACCGCCGCCAACGGTGTGACCAACGCGCTGGACGATGCCAACGCCACCATGCAGGCCAGCGCCGAAACTACAATGGCGACTGCCGGCACGGCGGATCTGTACATCACCAAGCTGGAAGAAATGGGCGACTATGCCAAGCTAAGCGCCGATGACCAGCAGGAATACCGCAATGTGCTGACGCTGCTGTGTGACCTGATTCCCGATCTGGCCGGGTATATTGATACCACCACCGGTGAGATACAGGGCGGCACCACAGCGCTGCGCGGATATGCCAAGGCGTGGCAGGACAGCGCCAAGGCGCAGGCCTATCAAGAGTTCATGTCCGATGTGTCGCAGCAGTACAACGATGTCACCAAGGAGCTGTACCAGAACCAGCTGAAGCTGACCGAGGCACAGACCAAGGGCGAAGCCGCCAGCAAGGGCATGGACGAGACCTATCAAAAGCTGCTGTCCACCCTGGGCATGACGGATGACGAATTCCAGAAAACCTACGGCAGCGTGAGTGCCATTGCGGGTGTTCACCTTGACCCCGAAATCGCTGACGAGGTTATGGACCTGCGCGACAGCTACGAGGAATATTCCAACCAGCAGCTGGAGGCCGCCGAGAACGAAAAGGTCTACCAGCAGGCCGTTGACGATGGCATCGCCAAACAGGGCGAGGCCCAGCAGGCCATTGAAGATGCGCAGACCGCCTATGAGAATCTGGAGGCTGCCCAGTCCGGGGCCACAAGCTCTGCATCCGAGGGCGCGGCTGAACTCGGACAGGCCATCAGCGATGTGACAGTCGAAGCCCAAAAGCTGGTTGAAGCCTACAACACCGCCTATGATGCTGCCGAGAAATCCATCGGCGGCCAGTACGAGATTTGGGATAAGGCATCCAGCGTGAGCGCCACCAGCGTGGACACACTGAACAAAAACCTTGAAAGCCAAACCACCTACTGGCAGGACTATAACACCAACCTTGATACCCTGCGCGAAAAAGCCGGGAGCATAGAGGGCTTGAGTGATATGGTAGCCGGCTTCGCCGATGGCAGTAAGGAATCTGTGGACGCTATCGCCGGTATGGCCCAGGCGGCCCAGGATGGCGGCGGCAAGCTGGAAACGATGGTGAAGAACTGGCAGGATCTGCAGCAGGCACAGAAGGACGCCAGCGGAGCGCTTGCCGACCTGACCACCGACTTCAGCAGCAAAATGGATGAACTGGCCCAAAAGGCCGGTGACACTGTAGATGAACTGGATATGAGTGCCGAGGCTGCAAAAAACGGCAAGGCCACGGTGCAGGCATTCATCGACAGTGCATCCAATATGCTGCCCGATGTGCAGACCGCCTATGCGAAGATCGGCACGATTGCGGCCAATGCCCTGCAGAGCAAGCTGGACAAAGCCAACACCAGCGGACGCGCCCGGAAAACCGGCGCACAGGCCACAGGCACGCGCAATGCCGAACCCGGCTGGACGCTGGTTGGCGAGTACGGGCCGGAAATCGTCTACATGCAGGGCGGCGAGGGCGTTCTGAATGCCGCCCAGACCAAGGATGTGCTGCCCGCACTGGATGACCGCTACACCGATACCCGCGCTGAGAATGCCGAAGCGCCTGCCCCGAAAGAAACGGCGCAGGCTGCCGAGAGCGCCGCCGTCAACCCCCACGAGGGCATACGGAACGACACCAGAGCAGCCCAAACCCCTGCCACAACCGTGCGAGTGATGCCACAGACGGCTGATGGGCCCGCAGAGGCGGTCTCCGCGCCAGCTGTGAACCAACCCAAGGTAGACATACCCCAAGAGGTCGAAGCGGCGCAGGAACCTGTCTCCGCCGCCGTGACAGCCGATGTACCTGACACTGTGAGCGCGGCTGAACCATTTTCGGGAATTCCCGAAAATGGTATGCAGTACGCCGAGACTGTGCAGGCAGAGGACGCCTACCCGGCATGTGCTGCCCAGCCCGCCGCTGAGGCGGCTGCTTTTGCCCCTGCCGAGGCTGATAAGGTAGACATACCCCTTGATGGGCAAACGCCCGAAAACGGCCTGTCTGCCGCCGAGATGAACCATGCCGCTGAAGCTGACGCAATGCTGGCCGACTATACCGCTGTTATCAGCCCGCGGGCCGTGGATGCGATGGGCAGCTTTGCCGCCCAGAACGCCAAGCCAGCCGCCGAGGCGGTACAGGCTGAGAGCGTCAAAAGCAGCACCACAACCCAGTTGCAGCCCATGAGCCTTTCGCCGGTATTCCAGATCAGCGGCATGCAGGACAGCCAGCAGCTGCGCAGCGCACTGAACCAGAGCGTTGAGGATATGCGCCAGATGATACTGGATGTTGTGCAGAGCGCCAGAGATGACGAGGAAAGGATGAATTTCAGCTAATGACCTATACGACTGTACAGGGCGATATGTGGGATTCCATCGCCTATAAAATCTTTGGCAATGCGGCTGCCACCGACCAGCTGATGGCGCTGAACCAGCAGTATCTGCACACCTACATTTTCTCGGCAGGGATCGTACTGACCCTGCCCGAAGCCAAAACGGAAAGCGAGCAGCCGACCGGGATGGTACCGTGGAAGAAGGTGGACGCATGAGCGTTTTAGCCCGCCGCAGCAAGCTGCTGATGTGGTTTGACGGCGTGAATATCAGCGATGACATAGCGCCGTACTTTCTCACCGCGACCTATACCGACAACGATGACGGCGTTTCTGATGATTTGCAGGTCACTTTGCAGGACCGCGATAAAATCTGGATGAAAAGCTGGCTGAACGAAATGGTGAACGCCGCTGCCGAGGATGCCTTGAAAATCCGCGCCAAGATCTGGATAAACTACTGGAACGGCTACGATGTGGAGGAGTTCCTCGACTGCGGTGAATTTGAGCTTGATTCCGTCTCACTGTCCGGGCCGCCGAACACGGTGACCATCAAGGCATGCAGCCTGCCGTTTACGAACCAGATACGCCAGACCAAAAAATCCAAGGCGTGGGAGAATTATAGCCTGTCCGCGATCCTTGCAGAAATTGCAGGGGCGAACGGCATGGGATATTTCTTCGATACGCCGAACGACCCCTTTTATGACCGCGTAGAGCAAAGCAAAATCAGCGACATCGCCTTTTTGCAGCGGCTTTGCACCAATGCGGGGCTGAATATTAAGGCTACCAAGGGCAAGTTGGTCATCTAT